CAATCAAAAAAGATCAACCCGCTAGACGTAAATCATTTAGAGCTAGACACAAATGCAATACAGCTACAAGTAAACTTACAGCTCGTTATTGGTCATGCAAAAAATGGTAAAGAAAAAAACATGGTCTCGTAATAATCTAATCTTAGTATGTGGAAAATGTACTATGTGTGAAAGAGAACTCTTGAGCAATGAAGGTGGGTGGATTATAAATGCAGAGAAGAAATACTTTTGTCATGACGGAAAAGACGGAAGTTGTTTTGATCAATATTGTAACATAGGAGTAAACAATGAAAAAAGGTTATCACAAAACCAAGTCAGGTAAGATGGCTAAGAAAGGTTTGTACTACCAAATTAATAAAAGAAAAAAAGCTGGTACATCAAGATCAAAAAGTAAATCAACTATTTCTAAAAAATCATATGGTAGTATGTTAAGAGGATTTAGCTAATTCTTTTTTTACAATCTCGTAATCTTTCCAAATATATTCCAAAGGTTTCCATATCCCTGTTTGTCTTACCTTTGCTCTTCTATAATGAATGATGGTTGAGTGATCGTAATTAAAAAACATTCCTAACTTGGGTGTTGAAATTTGGAAGTGTTCTAAAATATAATTAATAATAACTGATCGTGGTTTAATCATGTAAGCCAATCTTCTTCTGCTCATTATTTCTTTGGTACTAATGTTATAATGTTTACCGACAGTATATAATATCTTATTAAAAGTTTCATAACCTACAGGATGTTTATCTTCGACTTGCTTTTTAATTCTATCTCGATCTTCTTTCATTTGTAGTTTGTCTACAAGTGCTTGGCTTTTAAAAACTAAATGNGTTTCAGCTAACCTGTAACCATTCTTAAATCCTGTTCTATATATCTGTAGTTCTCTTGGTGATAGTTCTCTAAACATGATAGCTTTCATNCCAAGTTTAATTTGTTTCTTTTTCTTATTGATTATTTCTAAGTGCATAGTACCCTTTCAGTTGTTGCCAACTTTTGTTGTTGTTTTAACTTATCTAATTAATGACTATCTATTTGCCATTAATTGCTCTCTGCATTCAGTCACTTCCAAATGTAAGCTGTAACTTTCAGCTTTTAATTTGTTAGCTTTCTGTACTGTTTGAACATACTTCTCACTTTTCTTTCTTTGTTTGTCCATCAGTTTTTGCAGACGCTTTCTGATTTCCATCAGCATCCTCCTTCACTATTGTGTGATCCCATTTAATTTCTTGGACCACTACTTCTACTAACTCTCCCTCACTTGAGGGGTCGGCAGCTTTCTTAACGGAATCAAAACTTTCTACATATTTAAAGTTTGCATCTCCGTACTTTGTTCTTATAACCTTTTTGGTGGACTTGTCAATCATTGTAATCTCTTTCTAATATAAATTCTAGGTTTTGTATGGCTTTTAATATATCCTCTTTACCATTTTTAAACGAGTGTCTCGACACATACTTCACAACACATCCTTCAGCAAATTGCATACGATTAGCTTGGATATATTCAATGGGTTGGATTTTAAAATTGTCTTTGTAGTGTGAACCACCAACTTGTTTCTGTAATTTATTTTTATTCATATTGTTTGGAGTCTGTGGCGAAGGAAAACAACGTAAGAAAGTCAAGGGTAATGACTAAAACTCCGCCACAAACTTAGAGCCTAAGCTCTATCTTTTATAACTACCATAAGTTCCAGTTTTTGGGAAAGGTTTTTTATACCCACCCATTGCTGGTTGTCCACTTCCACCTGTTGATGATTTACTTGCATCGTTAGGTTTTAATGAAACATTTACACCACCTGTAGCTTGTCCATCATCTGTTGTAGCACCGAAAGCAGCTTGACTATACCAACCATTGGCTTCTTGAGGTATATTCACACCAATAGTCCAGTTCTTGTCAGGTCTTTCTTCATTCTTGGGAGCAACAAAAAGAGGAGTATTATCTCCTTGTTCTTTTTTCATTTGCATTATGTCAAGAATAGTTTGCTTTAAAACAGGGTGGTTCGCAATAAGTTTTATGTATATATTACTCATTATGTTCTCCTATTTAGTTCATCCCCTCTTGTCTCTAACAGATCACTTATCTCTGCGTACAATTTGGGACTTTTGTTTTTAAGTGCAGTTTCAATATAAGGATCAACTTCTTTCTTGACCCTTCTGTATTCATAAATGTTTTTACATCCTTGAATATCAGACATGATTTCTTGCACATCTTTTTTTACATGAGTAGTTTGACTACCATGTTTCGTACCACTACTTTGTGGAATTTTGTTAGTTGAAAAAGGTTTGGCATTATAACCATCTTCTAAATCTAAACCTGTTTTCAAATGTAATGCGTTTAAGTAAGCATACTTCTTGGCATAGCTCATACCATTACCTGTACCAAACTTATCCAGGTTTCCCATAGCACTACAACCAGATACTTCTACAAATTGTTTAGGATCTTCAACATCGTGTATCTTCATGTTGCAAGTCACCAATATAAAACTATCTGTCATTTGATTTTCGTATGTACAAACAGGATATAAGCCATTGTTCAACAAGGCTTCCATTGCCACCTTTTGTACTTCGTCATGTAGTAAAGGGTTGAAGTGCATACCTTGTACCTTCTTACCTTTGGCTACACCACCTGCTTCACAGGCAGCTTTGTGTAATTTTTGATATATGTTTATCTTCATGCGTCTATTCTCCATAGTTGTTTAATTGTTTTACGTTGTTTGTCTGTTAAGTATTTATAATGGAAGTAATGATTTAAGTCAGGTGGCTCTGAAATGTCAGCTAACTTTTGCAAATCCCCCTTACAATAGATAATCATTTGTTCCCAGTTATAAATTTTGTTTACCATTAGATTATATTGGTATTCTAAATGGTCATCATACAATGCTGCGTGAGTATCATCGTAGATTAAATATTCTTTATCATTAACTAAAACTAAAAAAGGTTTCTTGCCTGTACACTTCCAATAGAAAGCTACTTGTTTCCAATAGTCAGGGAACACAGCATCATCGTTAAGTGTTTGTGTTTTAAAATAGTATTCATCTTTACCTTTTTTCTTTACGATACTAGGTGGTTTAGTTTTAAGTTCTATAAATACATTGTCAGTCTCATAATCAATACGACCTATAATATCGTGTAATAATTTCTTAGGTTTGTTCATGACATATCGTTCAGAGATAATCTTATTTTTGCCACAAAGTTCCTTGACCACCTTTCTTGTTTGATCAATAGTTCTATGTGCATACTCAATCATGTGTTCTCTTGCGTAAGCATCTTTATGATCAACAGGATCATACTTATTAATATCATCTAACTCCTTGCCAAACACCTCGTCATAGTTCCTGTTAGTTAATGTTATGGTTTTGTCTTTATAAAATAAAGTTTCACATTCCATTCTTTGAGCTGTGTTATTAACTAGGTTTCCAAATCTAGGTTTGTATTGCATAGGAAACATACTTCTTTCCTCTCCATCGTGATGACCATAGTTAAGATTAAATTTAGCTAGTGGCATACTAGAGCTAGAAGGCGACCAATGATCTAAGCCTTTACCATTATTTAATGTATCGAAATATTTTTTATCACTCATTGTTTTCAATGATGTTATGTCATATCTTTTCCACTATGGCAATAGTAAATAAACCTTGATTGTGCATAACTTTTTTGGTAATGATTGCACTTCAGAAAGGAAACAACATGAAACTAAAAGATTATCGTACAAAAAATAAATTAAGTTGCTCAGAGTTAGCAAGAAAAATAGGTGTTCATAATATAAATCCAGCGACAAATATTTGGAGGTGGGAGAATGGACAAAGAATACCTCGTAAAGAAGAAATGAAAAAGATTTATATAGGTACAGAGAAACAAGTACAACCCAATGACTTCTATGATCTCAAAGTATAAGCACGTTAAAATAACTTGGTTTGATATTTGTGGATGCGATGAAGCATGGACACATGAAGATGAAATACTTAATCATGATGTCGCTGAATGTACAGACACAGGTTATATTTTTAAAAAAACTAAATCAAAACTATGGCTCTTTACTTCTTACTCGGAAGATGAAGATGGTTTATCTGTGGGTGGTTTAACTTGCTTCCCTATGGGGTGTGTTAAAAGTATAAAGGTATTAAGATGACAAATATAAATGAAGTTGTAAGAAAAAATATTAT